ACGGGTCCACGGCTTTTATAATGGAATTCGACCCAATTTTTATAGATGTAATAATAAACCGCTGGCAAAACTTCACAGGAAATCAAGCAATCCATATTGAATCAGGCAAAACATATGATGAAATGAAAGCAGAAAGAGATCTATAATGGCAAAAAAAAGAGGAAGACCGTCCCTTTATGAAACCCGTGTACAACCCAGACTCGAAGAGATAAAAGCGTGGTGTCGTGACGGTTACACAGATATAATAATGTGTGAAGCTCTTAAGGTTTCAATAGCCTCTTTCTGCAAATATAAAAATGATTTCCCCGAATTAAAAGAAGCCTTAAACGTAACCAAACCTATAGCAGACTTAAAAGTGGTTAATTCTCTTCATAAAAGAGCATTAGGGTATGAGTATGAAGAAGTGACAAAAGAGGTTAAAACCGATAAAGCAGGGGCTATAATATCCAAACACATAAAGTCAGTAACAAAGTTTCTTCCTGGAGATGTAAAAGCACAAGAGGTTTGGTTAAGAAACAGAGATCCGAAGAACTGGAATCAAAAACAAGGCGTAGAGCTTTCGGGCCCAGACGGAAAACCAGTTGAGGTAATTAATCACGACATGGACCCAAAAGAAGCAGCTAAGATTTATTCACAAATGATTAAAGGAGATGAGTGATGGATAAAAAATGGGTAGCCTGCATGGTGATGTTGGTATCTTTTTGTACCGGATTAACAACAATGGCTCTCTTGCTATGTTTTGGACTGGCCCCATTACCGTCTGAGCTAATACCAGAACGCCTGTTTGCTGTACTCATCCTGATTCAAATACCTTTTCTGGCTTCTTTATTGTATATTATGAAACACAAGACAAATTTAACTGAGCGGTCTACATTTCAAATAAAAACCCCGTAAATTTTTATACTTTGGATAATTGAGAATGCAAATTGAAGGTAAAAACAAACCGACTCCACCAAAAGGCAGGACAGTATATTACGGCCCTAATGCAAATATTATGTTCCTTTTTGTATTTGTGGTTTTTTGATAGCTATGGCTGTTTGTTACTTCACTTAATGATAATAATTGAGGTTCATATGGATAAAATAATTAAAAGTGTAGTTGATGTGATAAAAGATGATATTTCAAAGAAAATTGACGAACAAGATAATAATTTTAAAAACCTTAAAGTAGAAAACTCTATACCATCTACAATTTCAAATAAAATAAAAATAGATCCACCTAAATCATCAGGTGTTGGGTTTATGTCTTTAAATGTTTGTAAATAAAATTTATGTCAACAATGCCCTTACATAACTGGCCCCCCAATTACACCAAAATTCTCCAAAACAGACAAGAGAATTATCTACGCATAAAGGACAATCCAGAAGCTCAACAGGCATTAAAAATATTTTACAAAGACAATCCGGTTAATTTTATCAACGATTGGTGTATTGTTTACGAACCAAGAAATGCAATGAAACCAAATGCAACAACCTTGATGCCTTTTAGATTATTCCCCAAACAAGTTGACTTAGTGGAGTTTGTTTATAGCTGCATCCACGATCAAGAAGAGGGTTTAATTGAAAAGTCAAGGGATATGGGGGCTACTTGGGTATGTGTAGCAATCTCTACTCATTTATGGTTGTTTCACGAAGGTTCCTCAGTAGGATGGGGATCACGAAAACAAGATTATGTTGACGAGATAGGCAACCCAAGTTCTATATTTGAAAAAATCCGGATCGGTATAGATTATATTCCCGATTGGCTGAAGCCTAAAGGATTTGATAGAAAAAGAGATCTAACTTTCTGTAAATGCATAAATAGAGAAACCGGTTCTACAATAGTAGGAGAAATTGGCGACGATATAGGAAGAGGTGGAAGGACCACTAATTACTTCCTAGATGAAAGTGCCCACTATGTAAGACCTGAAAAGATCGAAGCTGCTATAAGCGAAAATACCGATGTTCCCATACATATTTCATCCGTTAAAGGAGTGGGAAATGTTTTCTATAAAAAAAGACATACTGGAGTTATTTGGGACCCTAAAAACAAACCTCCAAAAAAATACACCAGAGTTTTTATTATGGATTGGTCAGATCATCCCGCTAAAGATCAAGAATGGTATGACCTGAAACAAGCAAAAGCAAAACGTCAAGGGCTTGAAAACCTATTTGCTCAAGAAGTTGACCGGGATTATACCAGTTCAGTATCAGGAATTCTTATTCCTGGCAAATGGGTAAAAGCCGCAATCGATGCTCATATCAAATTGGGATTTGAGGCAGAAGGTAAAAAAAGGGCTGGGTTTGATGTATTTGACGAGGGTAAAGATGCTCATGCTCTATTCATAATCAAGGGTTCAGTCGCTCAGTTTGCAAAAAAATGGACTAATGGTGATACTGGACAGGGAACTAGAAAAGCTATAAGACTCTGCAAAGAAAACAAAACATTTCATTTTCAATTTGATAGTATCGGAGTCGGTGCCGGGGCAAAATCAGAAACAAACCGAATGAAAGAAGAGGGTAAGCTCGAAGGTTTTGAGGTAATTAAGTGGGCAGGATCTGCAAAGGTTCAAAATCCAGAGGAAAATATTATACCTGGTGATATCGAAACGCCAAAGAATAAAGACTATTATAAAAACTTGAAAGCCCAGGGTGGTTGGCAATTAAGATTAAGGTTTGAAAAGACTTACAAAGCAGTGACCCAGGGCGCAAAATACGACACATCTGAATTAATAAGCATTCCTTCAGACCTTCCGGAAAGAACAAGGGTTGAAGCAGAATTAAGTCAGCCGACATATATAGAAGACGGATCAGGAAAAATAATTATAAATAAAACTCCTGATGGCACCAAATCACCTAACTTATTTGATGCCTTTGTAATGTCAGCTTTTATACTTAAAAAACCAGAACCTCAAATGGGTGCAGCTATGCCTGGTGGGTTTAAAAATACAGAGAGCTATTGATAAACCCATTTATAACATAGTTGCAAAAGTTATTTATTCCCACATATCATAATATTTGCGCCAATATACTCTGTAAATCTTTGTAGCCATTCTTTCGGCATATTTATCTATTAATTTCTCTAACATATCGTTCCATAATCTCTGTTTTTCTTTAAAAAGTGTATAGGTGCCACATTCAGAAAAATCTATCGTAATGTCCATAAAAACTTTTATTTCAGAATTATTCATAATCAATACCTGCTTGGTTTAATTTTAACTACCTCAACGGTTATTTTGTTCATATCAACATTTAAAACATTGAAAACAACGTCTCTTGATGAGTATAGCGTAATCCTTCTTGATTTTATGTTATAAAATACGTTGTGTCCGTTTAGCGCTACGATAAATGTTTTTTGGTCAGGCATACCACAATATGTTATAGATCGCCTTACTCCTTGCGGTAAATAAACATGTATATATTGCCCAGTATTAAGAGTTATTTTGTCTTTATCTTTTAAAATCCCATTTGGACCAGAACACCCAAGCAAAAAGAATATAGATATAATACAAATACACATTATTTTTTTTAAAACCTTCATTTAACCTCCTTTTTATGGTTAAAACATCAACATTTAAAACCTATTCTATCTCAATATAAACATTATCACCTTCGTCTTTATAGGGTGTAATGGTTATACCACTTGTCAACCCACAACCAAGTTGATCTTCATCATTAAACTTTTCAAGAGCTTCTTTAAGGTCAGATACATCTTGAATTATAATTGTTTCTCCGCATTTTATCATTTTATCCTCCCTCTTATCTTTCAAACTCTTTTATTTCTTCATATATAAATTGAGGATTATCATCAAGTGACCAACAATCTTTTTTGGTAAATATCTTTCCTTTTGAGCAAATCTCTTCGGCCTCTTTTTTAGTTAAGACATATCCTTTTGTTTTATAACCATGAACATCCCTGTTCTCCATCCAGTCAAACCATAATTCTTTAATTAAAAAGATCAATTTATTTTCCCTCATTTTTAAAAGATTCGACTATCAATGTTATTGTCAACAGCCCAATTAAGTGTTGTTAACCAGTTCTCACAAACGCCAGTTATAAACTCACCAGTGTTTAAATAATACCATTTTCGATAGGAATCCTCTTTAAAAAACACCATGGGCTCTTTCTCTCTAAATAAGCCTTTTAGTCTTATGCGAAATACATCATTGTTAAGTCGTTTAAATTCTAATATTTTCATAGCTTACCCCTATCCCTTTTTAAATAGCACCATCAATCTTTAACGCAATTCCCCACCCAACAATGAAAACAATAACCCAAAAAAGAGCCCCAATATTAAACATATCTTTAAGCTCTTCCCAATCCTCATACACATTAAAAGGAAACCAAATAATGCGTAGTCCTATACCCAAAACCGCTATTGTTGACAATATGGTTCCTATGAACCATATCCAGATAATAATTAGCTTAAAAATAATCACTTATCCTCCTTCTTAACATATCTAAAAGGTTGAAGTGATTTATTCCCAAAAGGATGAGATAGCTTACGAGAAAGTAAGTCAGGTAAATTGTCAATTATTTCAAACTCATTTTCACTCCACCAAGAGTTCTTCTCTAAATTAAATCTATCTTCATTAAATGTGTTTAAAAATTCTACAGAGGCTGAATGTACACCTTGTATTGTAGAAACTTCAGTTATCATTCCTATATTGCCTGATGGTGTTTTTATAAAATCTAAAGGTTTCATTTTATCCTTCCAAAGATCGTTTAAGTTCTTTGTACGCAGCTTCATAATCCATCCATGATTTCTTTTCACATAACGGACAATCTGCAACTTTGTCAGCCAGAAAAACAGGATTGTCGTATCCGACAGATCGAAAGTCCTTTTTACAATACCCACAGTGGAATGGTAGGCCAACCTCCTTTTCCTCCTTTTGGACCAAAGGTGCATTCTTTTCATACTTCTTAATTAACAATTCTTGTTCTTTGCTCCATTTAATGCACCCTTTTGGACAAATAAGACACCTTCCAGTTAGTTCTGTTGCGCATATTGGGCAGATCTTAAAATCCCTTTCACCTTCCATCATTCACCATCCTTCTTAATCATACATTCCAATAACAAAACCATCCATTTTTGAACTTTGCGATCACCGGCACAGAGTTTTTTAACATAGCTCTCTGACTTTTGAATTAGCTTTGCGAAACTCTTTTGAGTGTGGCCTGAACCTGTAAATGAATTTCTAATTGTTTTTATAAAAGAGATTATTCTTTTTTCTTTCACTTATCCTCCTTCTTAACATAAGCTCTTTTAGGTTTATCATCATTAGTCAGCCCTTATAACAGAACCGAATACATTATTTAGAACCTCTTTAATCTCACCAAGAATATGATTCTAACTTATTCCACCATTTATAAATCTTAATAGGTAGATAACACCAAAATAGTAAAAGCAACATACTGTTGCAACATAGGATAATTTGGAGTATCTCGGATTTTTCATTGACTATATATGTCAATGAAACCCAATAGCCGAATCCGATTGAATTAATACAATATAATAAATATAAAAACCATTTAATCATTTTCCCTCCAGTTTCACAGACCCAAATATATTATTTAAATCTTCTTTAATATCTCCGTACTGTTTCCCGGTTTTAATTAAAGATTTCATCATGCTTTCGATGTTCTCAACCCGTAAAAGATCATCTTTATTTAAGTTATCGCGGAACACTTCACCTTTTGGTGGCTTAACATATTTAATCCCTGCAAGCTTATAAGCAAGTTTTGTATACGTTGAAAAACCGTGGCCTTTCATTCTGTCATTTTCACCAGAGTCTTTAATCTCATCAGTCAAAACTTTTCTGGTTTCCACTCCGACCTGTCTGACAAAAGATTGATCCTTTAATCTCTTTTCCATGGAATTAAAAGCATGAATAAATTTAACTTTGAACTGAATGGCTTTTGATCCAGTGAAAGACATTGCTAAAAGAGAGAAACCGTCTCTTGTCATTAAATAGTTTCTATATTCTCTATTTCTGTTGTTCGTAAATGTTGATTTTACAAAGTAATCTTTCACGGCCGCATTTTCGGCCGTGAGTTCCTGAACTATCCTATCAATTGATTCAAGAACATGTTTATGCTCTTTCTTGAATTTTGGACCGACTATTTGACTTTCAGTAAATGCCGTACCGTCTAAAGATTTTACAATTTCATTCATAGAGGCCTCTTCTAATAAGATTCTTCTTTAAGGGTTAGTTCACATTCATCAGGATCAAAACCTTCGATTCCTGTAATTATTGTACCAGCCGCATAAAGCTTGAAAACATATGCTTCGTGCTCACTAAAACATGTAGGGTTAAAAGAATGGCTGTGATTGATTCTTAACTCGCCTTTGTTTATGTATAATTGAAGATCTGCTGAATTAGATCGTGAAGAATAACCAGAACTTTCTTTTTGTTTCCACATATTAAGAGAAATTCCACCATAGTCGTTAGTTTCAATTTCAACGGTGGCATAATCGTCAAGATCGTCAGCATCCCAAGGTTCATCTGTTTTCCAGAATTTAGCTATTGTTTCTACAAAATCCTCAATTTTAATCTCTTTTGGCGCTGGATCAAGGATTTTTTCAACTTCTTCCATGAATTTTTCAGCTGCTAACCCTTTGAACATGTTCCCTAATCTTTCTTTTATAAGGACCATCATTTGTTTATTATAACTTTCAAAAGGAATAACAGAAGTATTGACTTTTAATCCTCCATCAATAGATTTTTTTATTTGCTCTGTTATGTTACCATAAGACTCGAATTGGCTCTTTATAGCTGATCCAATTGCCTTTTCAACGCCTTTATTGATAGATTCTTCAATTGATCCATCGCTAACCATAGTTGCTACTCTTGCGTTTACTATTTCTTCAATACTTTTCAATTTGATTACTCCTCGGTTTTAAGTTTAGGTTAATACAATTATTAATATACAAACTGTATAATGTCAACTATTATCTTCAATATAAAAAGTATTGACATCAAATGAACATTAGGTATACAAATAATCTAATCATTGAGAACGATAACTTTATTATTAGGAAATATCATAATTAATGTGGCCCTTCAAAAAAAAAGAATCCCCTGAAGAAATTCCAGATACAGAGCAAGAGTCCAACGATAAAGATCGAGGCTTCGAAGAACTCGGTGTCGCCGGCGTCAAAATGTCAGGCGGCTACGTATACGAAGAGTTCCTGGTTAAGCTTCAAGGTTCAAAAGGGCGAAAAGTTTACCGTGAAATGCGGGATAATGACGCTACTATTTCCGCAATTATGCACGCAATTGAGATGACTATCCGTGGTGTTGAATGGAATGTTATTCCTTCAATAATCCCCGCAGATAAAAACGCACCCATGACCGATGACGAACAAAAGGCCCAGGATGCTGCCGATTTTCTTGAAAGTGTCATGTTCGATGATATGTCTCATACCTTTGACGATTTTATAGCCGAAGTACTGTCGATGCTTACATTCGGATGGGAATACACAGAAATTGTTTGGAAAAGAAGATTAGGCCCAAATCAGTTAGATCCTTCTAAGCGATCTGCTTACGATGATGGATATATAGGAGTGAGAAAGCTCGCAAACAGAGCGCAGGAAACTCTTGATAAATGGCAGATGGACGAAAACGGTGGAATTGACGGTCTTTGGCAATATCCCCCAATGTCAGGTGGTTCGAGATATATACCTATTGAAAAAGCTCTGTTATTCAGAACCACAATGCTTAAAAATAATCCTGAAGGTAAATCAGCATTACGGGGATCATATGTGGCGTGGTGGTACCTGAAAAGAATTCAAGAAGAGGAAGCTACCGGGGTAGAAAGAAACCTAAATGGCTTTCCTGTTATAATAGCTCCTAAAGATGTGCTTGACGCTCAAACGCCATTAAACAAGCGAAAAAGACAAGCCTATATTGAGATGGTCAGAGATATGAAAAACAATTCTCAAGGGGGGGCTGTTATTGAGTCTGATCCTTGGGTAATCGATGGCAAGGCAACCAACATGCCAAGGGTGGATATTAAGCTACTATCAACTGATGGTGGATCAACTATAGATACCGGAGCAATAATATTAAGATATCAGCACGACATAGCCCGAACACTTGCACAGGATGTTATGATGCTTGGTTCTGGTTCTGGTGGTTCGTGGGCACTAAGCAAAGATAAATCAGCTCTTTCTATTAGATCGATTGAGGGATGGTTAGAATCAATAGCAGCAACTTTAAATCGGTTTTTAGTTGTAAGGCTATGGAGAATTAACGGATTTGAGCAAAAATATATGCCTTATTTGAAACCTGACCAGATCGCAGACGAAGATTTGGAAGCATTAGGTAATTTTGTGTCATCTCTTGCCAAAGGAGGGATTATGCTTAACGACCCTGAAACAGAAGACGAGTTAAGGGCGGCGGCTAATCTTCCACCTAAACCGGACGATATGGAAGACAATATAAGTGGTGATGATATGATTGACGAAAAACTAACTCAAAATAGTGAGGTATAAAAGTATATTTCATGAAGGAAAAAGAGTTAAAAAAATATGTGCCACCAAAATATACAATAGAAAAACAAATGTTATTTATGTATGATTTTATGAAAACAGATAAGGCCAATAAAATGGCGTGTCGTCAATGTTCATCGTGCCACGGATGTAGGTAGAGGACGGTATAAAATGAAGTTTAAAAATTACTTTATAGATGAAGATGGTAACATATGGAAAGAGAAAACACTTATTGAAGCCTCAAAAGATTTGGTAATATTCTCCTTTGATCTCGGCAATATTTCTCTTGATGAACAGATATTGTGGCAAACAAATAATGTTCGAGATTATACTCTGCATTATAAGAGATTAGCAGAGTGCAATCTCAAAGAGCCTATTATCTTAAGGTCTGATGGATATCCCATGGATGGATGGCATAGAATTATAAAGGCAATCAGTAAAGGAGTGAAAACCTTACCTGCAAGAAGATTTAAAATTGACCCTAAACCGGATATTAAGGAATAAAATTGGCTGACCAAGCATTTATAATAGCAGAATCATTTGAACCTAAAATAGGACTGGCTATGCTCGAAGCTTTTGCCGCTATGAAGGATTCTGTGACATTAAACCAGCTTGAAACAGTCTTGAGAAATCAGGGTATCGGGGGAATGCAAAGACTCCTTGCTGATATGCAGATTGAGGGAATAATAGAAAGCAGCATTACCGATGATCTTAACGAGGCTATTATGGAATCCGGTAGGGCAACATTTGCAGCAATACCAGACGGGCTGAAAACAGGTCAAGTATTCAGATATGATCTAATTAACCCTACTACAGCTCAATATGTAAGAAACTATGAGTTAAGCCTTGTGCAGAAGATCAGTGCTAATACCAGGGAAGCTATAAGAAATAATATTGAAGCTTCCGTAATTTCCGGGCAAAATCCAAAAGTCACGGCTCGAAAATTCAGAGATACAATAGGACTAACACCGAATCAAGAACGAGCAGTACAGAACTATGAAAAAGCTTTGAGAGATATGGATAGTAGTTCTCTTAAAAGAGCATTGAGAGATAAGCGTTTTGATAGTACCGTTTTGAGATCCATAAAAAACAATCAGCCATTGTCAGAAGACCAAATCGAAAGAATGGTCACAAGATATAGAGAGCGATATATTAAATATAGAGCCGAAACCATTGCAAGAACAGAATCATTAAGGGCGGTTTCTGTTGGTGATTATACATCAGCACTTCAGGCCGTGAATGAGGGAGCAGTTGAGCGTGAAAGATTAAAAAGATTTTGGGTTTATACCAGGGGTAAGAGGACCAGGCCACCGCACAGGCAAATTCCATCTATGAATCCATTAGGGGTTTATATTGATGAGCCTTTTCAAACTCCTTTAGGTCCGTTGATGTTTCCAAGGGACCCCAACGGGACGGCGGCTAACACAATTCGCTGACGTTGTGCCGTAAGGTATAGGCTTGTAGAGCCTGACACGCAAACAGTAAATGTACCAAGAACAAAAGTTGAGATTAGAAAAATGTCGTTGACACCTAAAATAAGGAAAGCAGCATGAGTCATAAATGCCTTTTCAATACCGATTTAAAACAAAACGATTCTTCTGATATTCATATAGGAGTCTGGGGAAAGACCATATGTTTAAATGACGATTCCCGTGATGAAATTAATATTGACACCGAAAATATAGATGAATTTATAAAGATCTTACAGGGTATAAAAAAGGAGATTCCAACCAATGGGTAAAAAAAGCATATTCAAAGCCCAATGTTCAGTCGTAAAAGTAGACGAACCTCTTGGAATTGTGTTCGGTTGGGGAATGATTACAGATGTTGACGGAGAGCCATATTATGATCTTGACAACCTTCATATTGATTCAGAATTAATGATGAAGGGAACATCGGAGTTTATGGAAACAGAGAGAATAAGCAACGATTCCCACACAGAGAATGACATTGGAATTGTTATTCATAGTTTCCCATTAACACCAGAAACAGCATTAGCTATGGGTGTATTTAGCAAGATTAACGGATGGATGGTTGGAGTAAAGCCAGACAAAGAGAACCTTGAGAAGTATGCATCTGGTGAATATAAAGGATTTTCAATAGAGGGTGAAGGTATTGTGGAGGACGAAGAATAATGAGAACAGATGGGAAAGACACTAAACAAAAAGCTCAAACCTTGACAATCGGGAAGCTCTCTTGTGTTGCAAATCCAGCGCACGAAGGCGCACTTGCAAAGCTCTTAAAATCCAAAGCTATAACCAAGGGTGATATTGAAAAGCAAACCTTCATGGATGCCTTAAGAGGGGAGCAGATTGAACAGATTACTTATGAGTTTATGGATCAGATCTGGGATCTCAATTATGCCTTGAAAACATCTATAGGCAACACCATAAAAGATGAAGAAATTGAAGATAAAAAACAGGCTATACAAAGTAATATTTCGGATTATGTAACTGCAGTAACCACAGTGGTTAATTCGGCTACATTTATTAAATCAGGAGGAGAAGCAGAGATGGGCGAAAAAGCACTACAAAAGCAGCTTGATGATTTACAGGCAAAGCTTGACCGGTCAGAAAGTATCAACAAGATGGATGGGCCTACAAAAACCCATTTCGATTCTCTTGATACCGACAACCAGGATAGTTTTCTTGCTAAATCAGAAAGTGAAAGAGCGGGAATTATTTCCAAGGCGGCAGAGGATGCAAAAGAAGCTGAAAAGCTTGCAAAGGCAAATGAGGAGACTTTCACGTCCAATAGTGGGCAAGTAATCATGAAGTCAGAGCATGGCGAATCAACTTTTAGAATCCTCAAAGATCAAGATGAGCAGATCAAAAAGGGTGCCGAGGATGTAAAGATTGAGAAAGAAAAAAGAGAGATTCAGGAATTTTCTAAAAGAGCAGAAGATCTCTTTCCAAACCTTCCAGGTGACCCTATGAAAAAAGGTCAAATTCTCAAGTCAATTGAGGAAATGACAGACAAAGACGCTGCTGCAACCATGATGGCTATGTTGAAGTCAGGGAACGAAACCAACTCTGTTTTATTTAAAGAATTGGGCGTGGATGGCGATGGTGATGTCGGTTCTGATGCTGAATCAAAGCTAAATAAAATGGCTGAAGAAATCGCAAAAGTTAAAAAAATAACCTTCGCAAAGGCATATGTTGAAGCCCTTGCAACCGAAGAAGGTGCGGATCTTTACGAAGAAATTGGAGGTAAATAATGTCATATGAAGAGAGTTTAAAATGTATAAGCTTACCAGCTTCGGCGGATTTATCTGCCTCTCAGTATAAGTTGGTAGACGTGGCATCAGATGGGGAAATAGCAATTATCACCTCAAAAGGTGCAAAATTTGCCGGTGTTCTCCAGGATGCCCCGGATGCGGTTGGAAGAGTCGGCGCTGTCGGTATTGACGGAGTTACAAAGGTTAGAGCAGGAGCAGCAGTTACGGCAGGGGCGAATGTAATAGGAGACGCTACAGCAAGGGTAATTGCGACCGATGCGACAGATCAGTTTGTTTTGGGACTGGCCCTTGAAACTGCAACCGCAGCCGATGACGTTATCGCTGTTTTAATTGACAAGTTTCAAACATCAGTAACCGCATAGGAGGCGTGTGATGGGAAGAATAATTAAATATGCCCCTCTTAAGGGCGATGTACATGTTAACACCCCACTGAGCAATGTATCAGTGGCTTTTCTGCAGGATGCTGAGAATTTTGTAGCCGGCAAAGTCTTTAAAAATATTCCGTCTACAAAGCAGTCTGATAGATATTTCGTATATGATCGAGGTGAGTTTGCGCGTGACCAGATGAAATTAAGGGCGATGGGAACGGAATCAGCTGGCGGTAGTTATGACATCGATAATACACCAAACTTTTTTTGTGATCCTTACGCGATTCACAAAGATGTTCCTGACCAATTAAGAGGCAATGCTGACGATGCCATTTCTCTTGATTCTGAGGCTACGGAATGGTGCACAGAGCAATCCCTGATTCGAAAAGAAAAGATCTTTGCAGCAAAATATTTTGTTACCGGTTTATGGGGAACAAGCCAGACAACCTCTAATTGGGGCCCATCCGGTACAGCTACAGACCCTAATACAGATATAAGGGCTGGGAAAACCAGTATACTACTTAAAACAGGTAAAAGAGCTAACACTTTAGTTTTAGGGCAAAATGTATACGATGCTCTTGCTGACAATGCAGATGTTATTGAGCGTGTTAATGCAGGTCAGACACCAAACGGTCCTGCCGTGGGAACAATTAACGCTATGCGCCAGTTGTGGGAGATCGACAATATATATGTTATGGCTGCTTCTGAGAATACAGCTAAAGAAGGTCAAGACCCTTCCTATAGCTTTATAGGCGCAGACAATGCTCTTCTTTGCTATTCTGCCCCACGTCCTGGAAGAATGACCGCTTCGGCTGGCTATACATTCTCATGGACTGGGTATCTTGGAGCAGGTGCAGAGGGTGGTAGAATAAAATCGTTTTACATGAAGAGCTTATCGGCTGATAGAATTGAGATGGAAATGGCATTTGATATGAAGCTTATTGCCGCAGACCTTGGGTATTTCTTTCTTACTCCAATTACTTCAGCTTAATTAAATAACGGAGGATACAATGAGTTTAACCAGTAAAAAAGAACCTGTTATCGCCCTTGGTAGCTTTAGGTATAGAGGACGAAGCTATAAGGAGGGCAGCTATCTTGACCGAAGACGGTGCAGGATGCCACAGAGTAAGTTAAACCGTATGATCCTTTTTGGGAAAGTTACAATGGCAAGAGATCTTACACCCGACCAACTTAAAGATTATGGTTGGGTGTATGATCCCCTTCAACCAAGAATTAAATTGATTAAAATCAAGAGAACAACACAAGAGAAGAACCAACGAATTATTAACGAGCTTATGAAAGAAGGTCCAGAGCCTAACGAAACAGAAGCTCTTGGTACCACCACATCTGAAATGTCGATGGAAGATCCAACATCACCAAAAAAGCCAAAATACCACATATATGATCGTGGTAATAAGTGGTTTGATGTTATGGAAGGTGAAAAGTTCATTAAAAAAAGAGTGAGAAAAAAATCAGCTGTAGAAGTTTTGAAAGAGCTTGAAGGTGGCAAAAATGGCTAAAAGAATGAT